ATACGGAAGAAACTGATTGATTATATTTAGAAAAGTAAAATGGAAAAACCTATTAAGTACAGGTAATCATTTTTCAGAAATTAATTTAGATAAGAACATCAATACATTAATTGTTGGTGTCAATGGTTCAGGCAAGTCTACGTTGCTTGATGCTTTGTGTTTTGGATTATTTGGTAAACCATTTCGTAGTATTCCAAAAGGCAATCTAACTAACTCGATTAATGGTAAAAACTGTGAAGTAGAAGTAGAGTTTGATACAAACAATAAATCATATAGAGTTGTTCGTACTATCAAACCTAATAAATTTGAAATATATATCGATGGTGAGTTATTAAACCAAGATGCAGCTATAAGAGATTATCAAGAACAACTTGAGAAGTTCATATTAAAAATGAACTATAAATCTTTCACACAAATAGTGGTACTAGGTTCAGCCGCATTTACTCCGTTTATGCAACTATCAAATAATGATAGACGTGCTATAATTGAAGACTTATTAGATATACAAATATTCTCGGTAATGAATAAACTTACAAGAGAACGATTGGGTAATAACAAAGATTTACTCAACGACAAAAGACACACGATTCAATTGACACAACAGAAATATGAATTTGAAGAAAAACGAATAGGCGATTTAAAACAAAACAATGAAGACAAAATAGATGAATACGAAACAGATATTTCTACCAACGAAACTAATATTAACAATCTCACTGAAGAAATTGAGAGCATTGGATTACAAGTCGCTGAAATTCAAAAGGTTGTTACAAACAAACTCGAAATCGAACAACGAGTAAAACAGTACCATCATCTAGAATCTCAAATAGAAACTAATCTATCGAAATATAAAAAAGATGTTAATTTCTTTGAACACAATGATGACTGTCCAACATGTAGGCAAGGAATTGAATCTGATTTTAAGTCAGAACAAATTGTAACACTTACCGATAAGATTACTGGTTGTGACACAGGTCTAGTTGAACTTGATACTAAAGTAACCGAAGAACAGACTAAGCTTAATACTATCTCAGTAAAACAATTAGAGATACAAGCATTACAGATTAAGACGGCAACAAATACAACATCAATAACTGAAATTAATAGATACATCACTCGAATCAAAACAAGTATTGAAGAATTACAAAACACAAAAACAGTTTCAGACATAGAAGAGTTGAAGTTAAGTGAACTCAAAAAAGAGATTGAAGACAAAGAAACTGAGTTTAAAAAATTACTTGATGATAAAGAATACTTTGAAGTAGCTAGTGCTTTACTTAAAGACACTGGTATTAAAACAAAGATTATAAAACAATACTTACCTGTAATAAACAAATTAGTAAATAGTTATTTGGCTAAATTAGATTTCTTTGTAAACTTTACCCTTGACGAATCATTTAAAGAATCAATTAAATCTAGATTCAGAGATGACTTTACATATAATAACTTCTCACAAGGCGAAAAACAAAGAATTGACATGGCACTTATGCTAACTTGGCGTGCCGTTGCTAGACTAAAGAATTCTACTAACACCAATCTACTCATACTAGATGAAACATTCGATTCATCACTAGACGCTACAGGCGTTGATGAGTTACTTAAGATTCTACATGAACTAGATGATGTGAATATTTTTGTGATATCACATAAAGGCGATATACTACAAGATAAATTTCAAAATATAATTAAATTTAGTAAAGTTAAGAACTTTTCAAGGATAGAAAAACATGAGTGATATTAAACAATTTGATGATACAACAGTAGTTACTGAACCAGGCATGACATTTAACTATAGCACAGCAGAAGGCCTTGGACCAGAAACAAAAGAAAACCCAACTGAAGAGATAAAAAAACTCAGAGAAGAACCATTAGATTTATATGACGACCAACTTCCATTGTTAAGTGAAACAATGCCTGTTTATGATGAAGCTTTACCTAATGCTAACATGAGAACACTCATAGCGAGAATGAAAATGACCATGAGAAAGTTTGGTGGTATTGGATTATCAGCTAATCAATGTAATGTGTCAACAAGAATGTTTATAATGACACATCTAGGTGAAGAGATGGTTTGTGTTAATCCTAAATTGATTGCATTTGGCCAAAATGATATTAAGCTAGATGAAGGTTGTTTATCTTATCCTGGTTTAATTCTTTCTATAAAGAGATACGAAGAGATTGACGTTGAATATCAAGATGAAAATGGCGAGACTGTAAATAAACATTTAGATGGAATGTTAGCACGATGTTTTCAACACGAATTAGACCATATGAACGGAATAAAGTTTACCTCACAGGTGTCCAATCTTGTGTTATCCTTAGCAAAGAAGAAGCAGAATAAACTAATGAAGACTGAAACAAGAAAACAGAAAAACAAATTTAAATGGAACGAAATGTAAATGGCAATTGATTATACAAAAGATGATGTAGAAGTTCAGTGGGAAAAATGGTCAGAGGCTAATCCTGTAGAAGATATGGATGACCCCGACTTTGAACAAATTAAACAAGAGACGATTACAGACCTTGAATTTGTTTCAAAGATGGACGTAAAAGAATATACATTGTATCAAAAGTGGTGTGAAGTACAAGAAAAATATCCATTCACCATGGTTAATGATTTATGGGAAGGCGAGAAGAAAGTTCTAGCCAACGATAAACAAAGAATAGCTATTGAAGAAGTTAAAAACAATGTTTGGAATCCACAAGACTTAGATGAGTTTATGAATATAGAACCTGAACTCATATATGCAAACAAACAAGAAGACTTGCCAGAACTATGGAATGTAATTAGAACATTCTCATCTACAATGAAAAACAATTCTAATATTGGTCGTAATCTTAACTTCATTGTCAGAGATAAACCAACCAAAAAATATCTTGGTGTTATTTGTATTTCTTCAGACTTTCTAGACTTAACGCCTAGAGATAATTTTATTGGATGGAGTAGAGAACTTAAAACACAAGGTTCAATGATTAATCATACAGCGATTGGTTCTACGATTGTTCCTTTACAACCTTTAGGTTACAACTACACAGGTGGTAAGTTATTAGCATTATTATGTTTAGATGATAAGATACAGAAACTATGGAAAGAATTGTATGGTGACACGCTAATAGGCGTTACAACTACATCCTTATATGGTAAAGCGAAACTTCATGGACTATCACAATACGATAGACTTAAACACTGGAAGAAAATGGGATTCACTGCAGGTTCAGTTAAGTTTGAACCAAGAAGAGTGACTAGAAATAAAATTAATGATTGGATAAAGAAAAATCATACCAGAAAATACTTTGAATGGTATGTTGCAAAGAAACCAAGTGGGCAACCACACAAAAGAGACCATAAGAATAGGTCACTATCATTTGCATATTCACAAATGAAAATGGATAAAGCATTAACACAATCAGCTCATGCCAGAGGTATATACTTTTCTCCTTTATACAATAATTCAGCCGAGTTCTTAAGAGGTGATATTACTGAAGACAAATTAGTAAAATCATTTGATACTTCGACTGAAGCTCTGGTAACTTTATGGAAAGAAAGATATGCAACAAAGAGAATTAGAAATTTAAAAGAATCAGACCGAGTTTCTACAGAAACATTATTCTATGATAACTTAACGGTGTTATCGTGGGAAGAAACTAAAGATTATTATCTAGACCAAGTTGGTCGGTAATAATGGATATAATGCTTGACTTGTGATGTCAATCATGTATAATGGTTACTTAATTGCGGTGGGTTAGTAGAACAGATTATTCTTCCCGTTTAATCAGTCAGTGCGAATCTGACACACCGCTCCACTTTTTGCGGAGAAGTAGTAGAACAGAAATGGCTTCCAGTCAATTCTTTAGGTGCGAATCCTAATCTCCGCTCCACTTATTGAGTTCTTTAATAAGTAAAACTTATCATTAAATTGCTAAAATAAAGCTCGAAAGTGCTTGACTTTTGCATGGAAATCTGTATAATGGATTACATGATAGTGAAAAAAGAAGACAATTTATTACAAGAACAGAAGTCTCAGTTAGCAAAACTGATGGCTAATGAAAATCTAACAATCGAACATCAGAAGATTTCTACTGCAAAGTTCGACCCTAAAAACAGAATATTATATCTTCCAATCTGGACTGATATGATAGGTACAACTTATGATTTACTTTGTGG